TGGCTGGTGCAATGTTCCCGGTAACAGGATCAGTCATGGTGCCAACGGTGGGCACGGTGAAGACAGCCGTGGCGTTGGCGAGAGCAGCGAGAGCGCTTGTCATGGCCTAGGTTCCCGCGTCTGAAGGCAACCTAAAAGCAACGAGAAGCTGTGTTGTGGCCGAGAGTCTGGGCGCTGCTGTATTGACGCTCAGCGTTGATGACTCCCGCTTTCAGGCTGGCCTCAAAAGCGCACAGACAGCGGCCGAATCGTTCCGCAATGTTGTTGCCAGTCTTGGCGTTGCAACCACCATTGGCGGCGGTTTGGCCTTTATTGGCAATCAGATCAAGCAGCTCGATGAGGCCAGTGCTGCTGTACGGACTCTTGGTGTTGACTCTGACGAACTAGGCAAGCGACTCCGTGCGCTGTCCGCTGAGCTGGGCAGCAACATCAGTCAGATTGACTTGACCAAAGCGGCCTATGACGTGGCCAGCTCTGGTTTTGCATCAGCTGCTGAAGCGACAAGCATTCTTCGCGCTTCTGCGCTCGGCGCCAAAGGTGGTTTTGCTGATGTGAACGATGTCGCCAGCGCTTTGACTGGTGTGCTGAATGCTTACGGTTTAAGCGCTTCATCTGCAACCGACATTGTTGATAAGTTCGTGCAGACGCAGGCGGATGGTGTGATCACCGTGCGTCAATACGCCGCGCAGATCGGTACGATCAGCTCTATCGCGGCGGCGGCTGGCGTCGGCATTGATGAGCTGAATGCTGCCGTGGCGACCGCCACCTTGCGTGGTGTACCTGTGGCGCAGACGTTCACGGGTCTGCGTCAAGCAATCAGCAGCATCATCAAGCCGAGTGAGCAGGCCCAGGAACTAGCTGCATCCTTGGGCTTGGATTACAGCGTTGCCGCCTTGCAGTCCAAGGGCTTTGCTGCAGTCTTGGCTGATGTGCAGCAGAAGACTGGCGGCTCTGCGGACAAGCTAGCGGTGCTGCTGGGAAGTGTTGAGGCACAGGCTGCTATTCAGCCGCTACTGAATGATCGATTGGCCAAATACAACGAGTTATTGGAGAGGCAAAGCCAAGCCGCCGGGCAGGCGGCATCAGCATCGGACATCAACGCCAAAACCATTAGCGGTGGCTTGCAGCAGATCGGCAATGGTTTCTCCAACCTTGCGACAACTCTTGATACCACACTGACACCGTTGTTCGGTGGTTTCATCAAGAGTATCAATGACATTCTGACCAAACTGAATCAGGTCTCGGCCTTGGCGCCGGAAACGGTAGCAGCTCGTGAAAAGCAGGCTACAGATATAGTCGGAGCCAATCTTGGTCCACTAGGTATTAAAGGCACAGGCTTCTTTGGTCCTGTATCAGTGCCTGGCTCCAGTGTTGGCCCCGAGTTCAAAGGAAAAGACTTCACAGGATCAGCGGCAGGTGTTCGCGAGGACATACTCAAGGCTTTGCTTGCCAAGGATTTAGCTGAGATCAACAAAGCATTGCCTGAAGCTGGCGCCAAGGCTGGCAAGGCCCTTACTGATGGTGGCAAGGGGGCAGGTGCCAATCTTGCCAGTAGCACTGACAAAAGTTCTCAGATCCTTACCCAGGCTGGAAAACGTTCTGGTGAAGGCATTTCAGAGGCAGCAATAGAGGCTGGTAAGAAGCTTGCTGATGCCGCGAAGAGTTTTACAGATGCAGCCAAAGCACTGCAGAGCGCCTCCGAGAGCAATTTCAAGTTCCTCGACAAGGCAACACAAAAGCAGGTGCTAGATCGTGCTCGCCAGGACATCGCCACCGGCGTAGAGCGCGGCGGCATTGACCGCAAGTTCCTGAACGCCACAAAGCCTGAAGACGTCCTCGCAGCAGCCCAAGCATCGCGCTCTCAAGTTGATGCGATTGAGAAGTTCAACACCGCCGCCAGCGACTACTCCAAGGCAATTACAGCTGCCAGAGATGCCGTGGACGGTGTCAACAGCCAGCTGCCTGATGTGGTGAGCAGCATGAGTGGACTGGTGGGCAGCCTAGAAGGACTCACCCAGAAGGAATGGAGCGTGAACGTCAGTGTCACCGGCGATAGCGCAGCCAACGTGAGGGTGGATTGATGACCGTCTCTATCGGCGCTTTCACCACCAATAAGCTTCTTGCTCAGCCCTATGGCTACGAAGAGGCGCAGACCCGCGATGGTCTGACCGCCCGCAAGTGGCGCATCAGCGGTCTGCTCACCAGCACTGAGTGGCAATCGCTGATCAGCGTTTACAACACTTGGCGTGATGCCCGGATCCAAGACGCTGACAGCGTGGCGGCCAACAGCGTTGGCACCACCGTCAGCCTCACCGCCAATGCCAACGGTCTTACTTGGAGTGGTATCGGCTGCTGGTTCACCAGTGCCCCCAGCGGCGAACAAGCAGGCCCCTACATCTCAGCCAGTGTTGAACTGGTGGATGCAGCACAGGCGCTGCAGGTAGCGCTACGCAGCAGGGAAAAGGCGTACAGCGCTGAGGACCGCCCCAATCTCGGCACCTACACCTTGGGCACCACGGCAGTAACGCTGCTGCGCCCGCCTGAGACATGGACCGATGCACCGGCAGTAGCCCGCGCTGTCAGCGGCGTCAGCTACATCACCGGTCCTCTTGGGGCCACCCGCGTGCGCGTCATTGAGGGCCTTACCAACGCCAGTGGCTGGACCGCTATCCAGAGCTGGTACGAGGCCACGGTCTCCTCGCTTCCTGACAGTGGCGACTGGTTTCCAACAACGCCGCCGTCCGCCTCTGCCGTCAATCGCGTGAATAGCGGCCTCAAGGTCATCGAATACACCGTCTCGCTCACCCTGGCCCAGCTCCTCTGATGGCAATCGACGTTCGTGCCAAGGTCTTCTGCAATCTTGGCCCTGTAATCAGCGGGAACCTCAGCGATGAGCAACTGAGTGTCGGCCAGGGCCTAATCCGCTGCCGTGGGCAGATCATCCTCAAGGGGCTATTCACGCCCTCGGTGGGTTCAGTGGTGACCTTGGGCTACGAACAGGACGGTGTTGTCGCGCGTATCCCCCGCGTGATGCGTGTGCTGGGCAGCTTTGCGGATCCGTTCCGCAACACCACCACCGTTTCATTGGGCGACAAGCTGGTGTTGCTGTATGACAAAAACAGCGCGTACAAAGAGAACGCACCAAAGCCCCCAGAGCAGGAGTTTCCAGACGACGCGGAACCCGGTGACCCTGTCAACATTCCTCAGCCGTTTCCAGATAATCAGCCTGTTAATACATCGGAGCCACTTCCAATACCTCCGCCACTTAATAGGTACGTCTGGAATGGTGTGTGCTGGCGTGAGGAGGAGCTACCAGAAGAACCCGATGCCGAAGGATCGAAGAAAAGCGAACTGCAAAAGCGTTTCCCCAATTTCCTTTCGTTTGACTTTGGTTCCGAGTTCAGCTCTCGGACTGTGCTGGTTTCGGAGGAATATGGCCGTGTACCACTGCGCGATTTCCTCGAAGTTAAGCCAACGATCAGCGCGTCGTTCATTGCATTTAAGTGTCTCGCTGGACTGGGCCTATCCAGCCGAGGGCTAAACCTGTCTAACCAGTATGAAACGGCTGAGTTCGACCTGACGGAAGGTTATGTATCTGTACTCGATAAGCTGCTTGCCTCGGAGAGCAAGGTTGGCTACTTAGACGAAACCGAAACCCTTGTCGTATCTCCGGTCATTGCACCCACCGCCACTGGTCCGGTCATCACAGAGGATGACATCATTGATTTTGGCCAACTAAACATTGGCACCCCACCCAGTCAGCGCGTCATTGTACTTACCACGCTTGATAAGAATAGAGATCAAAAGCCTATCCCGCCAAATGTCGCACCCGTAGCAAACGACTACCGCCTACCCACTCGTTACCGCAATGATCAGAACTTTACGGTCAGCGGTACACAGCTTGCATTTAAGGGGTTTGACCCCGACTACCTGGCACAGCGTGCTGTCGCATCGAGTCGCAGCCTAAGTGTCGCTTCAATATCTTCTGGTACCGGCTGCAGTGTGTTTGCCACCGGAATCGACAACGCTTTTATCACTGTCGTACCAGACGGCGAGTTTACTGGAGCCGGTAGCTTTAGCTTTACCCTCACCGACGGTCAGAGCACAAGCAATAGCGCCACTTGTTACTTTGAGCTTTATGCACCTGACACCACCCAAGACTTAGATCTTGACTTTAACAATCCGGTTAGAGAGTCACTGGAATGGCGCATACAACAAGCAGAAGAGGAAATTGCAGAAGCTCAAACGCCACCAAATGACACGCAGGATACCGCCCAAGGTGCTGTAACAGAGGAGCAGAAGCAACAGGCCGACAAGCAACGCGAACAGAACAAGAAGGACTGGGAGTTTGAGGAGTCGCAGGGCGCTGACAAGCTTGTTCTGATCGCTTATGAAGCCGAAGACGAAGCTGGTAACACCTCCACAGCGTATTTTGAACGCTTCTATCGCCCCTACACAAACAGCTTCACGCAATACGACGAATATGACCGCGTGGCGCAGCGTGCTACTCGCTCCGACCGCGCATTATCGGAAGTCTGCGGATCACTAGCCAAAAGCTTGCTCGAATTTGAAGGCAGCTTCAGCGATCCCATCATTTCTAATTACACGATAGAGCGTTTCGGCTATTACACCTCTTGGGACAGGGACAGCGAATTCTCAGAAGAGCAGACCGAGTACGGCAAAGCATACGAAGAGGATAAAGAGAGAGAAAGAGCAGCCTGGGAAGAGGCCAACAGGAAGAACAAAGAGGCACAAAAGTCACTGCCCGTGACGTGCCCACTCGACTTCAATCCTCCAGAAAACCCTGCTGACGGAGAGGAGTACACCTACAACTCCATGCGTTTTGTCTATGAGGCAGCCGCTAATGGACGCGGCCGCTGGACGCAGTTGGAGGTTGAGTTCATCCCGCGTCAGAGCAGCTTTCCGTCTGCTATTTACACCAGCGACCTTCAAGCCACTGTTGTCCGAAAAACCAGCGTTCTCTACAGCTGGATGGTCTGGCAAGAGACCAACACCTACGGCACTGTCGCTGAGGTTCAAGGGGGTATCAACGTACCTTTTGACGAAGACTTCTATATTTATCCAAACACACGGC